AAGGCCGGAGTTCACCGGTTGTTCCGGCGGAGTATGCGGGGGATTTTCAGGATCTTTGGGGGCTTCAGGAGAAGTTTCCCTTGAGTAGCGTTCAAAGACATCAACGATCTTTGCAACACTTCCTTTTTGGGCGTGAACGTCCAAAATAGTGTATGATTTACCGTTTTCATCACTGAATATAAGCCCTTGATTATCAAGCCATTCAATGAAGCTTCTGTCGTTGATCAAATTTCGCCACGACGGGAAGTCTTTCGTCAGCTTATCCTCAAACGACATAGTCGCCTGCTGTCCCTGAGTTTCCTGAACACCATGAACCTGCGCTTGCAGGTTGTTGATGATGTTGTCCCTTTCCCCAATAGCCTGCTTCAAACTTTCAACATGGGAATTGAAGGTCTCGACAATCTCGACAACCTCGTCCCCTAAGTGTTCAAACTTTCTAGGGTCGAGTGTTCTTTCATTCGGATTAGATGCGGGGGGACTTTCCTCGGCCTGCTGCTGGTTCGCTACCTGAGCCTTGATTGCGTCCATCTCCTGACGGAGGGTTGCAATCGTGCTGGACAGTTCGCGATTGTCAGCATGAAGCCGTGGAACCTCAGAGTTGTACTTTCCCTGAAGGGTATGGAACTTCTGTTCCCAGTTCTCACCGGGCTGCGGCTGCGGTTCGGGCTTGGGATCAACGGACGGCTGCTGTCCGGGAGCCTGATCAGGATTTTTATCCCCGGTCTTCCCTTTGCCATATGCCTGTTCAATGAGAGAGTCCGTTTCCATTGCCTTTTGGCGCACCTGCTCCGGCATGCCTGCGTATCTGTCTTCGTGTTCCATAAGTACAACTCCTTCGAGAGCCATTCGGCCTTGTCCGTTCATCTTGCGGAGCCTACCCGGTGAGGTGTTCGACGTTGGCGTGTCGAGTCTCCCGGTTAATGCAGGTGTTCTGCTCAATGCCTTTCAAGGCTGTCCGGTATTCCCGGTCATGAGGGTTAATGTGGACCCTGAGCATGGAGATTGACTTGCTGGATCGGGTATTGGATAGTTTAGGTTGCCACACCGGGCTATCCAGCCCGACCCCGCAAGGCTCTCTGTTCCATGTATTCAGGGGGCCTTGTACAAAAATTTATTTCTTCTTCTCTGCCTTCAAACGCGCCTTAGACAACACATCTTCAGCACCTTCGAGTCCGTTGATTATCTTGGTCAGCATACGGGCTTCCCCCTGTAGAATCTGCACAGAGTCAAGGCCCGCGTCTCTCAGCTGGGAATGAATATCCTCACGCTCTTCCTTCAGCATCTGGATAAACCTTACCCCGTCAGAGCTTGCAGCTACCCCTTTCAATACCCATGCAATCTGGGCTGCGGCCTGACTATCCTTCCTGTTCTTCGGGTAAAACATCCGCTTAACCTCCGGGGAACATGTTTGCTTCCATGCCGCCCTGCACATTGCCTGCTGCATCTACATTGCGACCTATGGGAATCTCTTGCTGTTGACCCTGCGGAAGCATCTGTTGCCCCTGCCCGCCTCCAATAGCCTGCTGAAGTTGCTGAAGCTGGGTTGCCAGTTGCTGGATGATCATGTCCTTGTTGTTCTGGGCTGCAATAACCTCTTTACGCGGGACAATGTCATCTGCCCCGACGTCAAGACCGGCGAAGAACTTCCGCAAGAACTCGGCAAGCCCTTCCGGGCCGATCATGTTCAGTACAGCAGGACTGCCCAAGATAATCTGCATGGCCTCGTTTCTGCGCACGGTTTGCATTTCCTTAGCAACCAAAGAAGACGAGCCACGGGCAATAACCTTACTGTCTCCCTGCAACGCATGGTGAGGCATATACATCATCACCCAATCAAATAAATATTGAATAGGAGGGCAGATCATGCCCCGGTCCACATTCCTGACAACATCTTTGATTCCACGGGCGGCATTATTGATGAGCATAGCCAGACCGGAAGACGTTCCGGCCGCGCCCTGCGTCTTTCCCGTTCCGTAGGAATATTTCGGGATACCTGTCTTGGTGTCCGATTCTGTGCTGGCCCACTCGTAAACCTTCATCAGTTCGGCGGTAAGAGCGTTAGGCTGAAAAAACCAAATAGGAGGCCGGGAACCTTGAGCGTTTTTCATGTCGAACTGCCAAATCTTCCACGGGTACAGTTCTTCAATGTCCTCGCCTTCAGGCATAGCGCCAACATCAACACCTACCTGCGGACCGGATGCCAACCCCATATTGTTGATAAGGTTTCGTGCGGCTGCATTCGCTGCGGTCTGGCAATCTTCCATCAGTTCGGGAATACCCATGCCCCAGAAAGAACCGGGGACTTTACGAAAGCTGGCTTTATGAACAGGTTTACGTCCCAGAGGATCACCGTTCAGGGTGGCCTTAAGGACATAGCTGCCACACAACCAGACTTCAGCGTCATACTCGGCTAGAGGATCAGGAATGCGCTCAGTGGGAACTCCATGCATAATGAGCATGCGACCTTGGACAGAGCCGTAAAACTGAAGCACTTCAATTTTGCTGTTCGGGTCAGAATAAACTTGGTTCCGGTCCTCAAGGCGGTCACGGGTGGTTTCACTGTCGTAGGTCAACCAGTTGTTCAGGCCGGAAGCGTAGTTGCTCAGGCACTGCCGTATTGCCTGCTCGTCGTAACCGGGAACACCCTTCAATGCAGACAACGACTTTCTTGTCAGGCGATGTTTAATAAAAAGGTCACCATCCTCGATCGAGGTAGCAGAGGGAGACGGATAAACGTCATATCCAGATAGGTGCCTGAATGTGAGCTTTAGTTTCTCAACCATCTGCGCACGGGTTCTGCCGTTCCCGTCAGGAATCCACTTGATTTCTTTCTTCTTGGTGACCACCGGGCCTTGAATGAATCCAGCTGGAAAAGTTGCGATGTCGTCGATAGCCTCATCGAGTGCGTCTTCGAAATTTGATTCAATGACGATATCCTTCATCACCGCTTCAGTACGTGCGGCGCGAGTCTTCGCCTCTTTGGTCAGTGCATGTAGCTGTTCATCGTAAAGCTGCTTGAATCGCTCTTGGATTTGAGGTTGGCTATCTCTGACTCTTTCTTCAATATCCTCGTGAGAGACGGACATTCCATAGGCTTGCTCGATGTAATTGGCCTCGTTCTGCAGGAGGCTCAAAACTTCCATCTGAACCTGTCTTCCCACCTGCTCGGATACCTCAGGCGGTAGATCAGGAATGGCGGTAGGTTCAATGCCCCACGGCTGTTCACCGGAAGAAAGCAGTATTTCACGAACCCATGATGCTCCGGCAGAAACCTTCTCGTCGGTCAGCATCATGAAAACATCAGTGCCGCCCTGCTCTCGAATCTCAGCAAGGCGGTCCGGTTCATATTCACCTTTCCGGGCACGGTGGCACTTCAGCATTCGAGTTTCGATGGGCTGTTTGGCCTGCTTTGCGGCCTGCCAGCCAGCGTGAACATGAGCAGCTAAACCACGTACCTCAGGACGGTTCTGACGCATCTCGGCCTGTTTGCGCTGTTCTTCCTCCTCCTGAGCAACCAAGACGGAATTAGGAACAACCTGTAGCAACCCCTTACGGAAGCCGGTCAAACCAGAGCTTAACGCCTGTTGCGGCAGATTATGTGCTTGCTGTTGCTGCATTAGTGCCATGCTCTCCTTGATTTTTTCACAACCTTACGGGCTGTTGTCTTTTGCTGAGGCTGGTAGCCACTACGTGCGCCAAGGCAAAGATATTGAAGCCCGTCATGCGGGTGAGAATATGAGTTCTTGTCTGCCTCATCCTGAAACCGTTCGTCTCCAGCAACCTGAACACGCTTAAAACGATATCCACCGTTGAAACCTTTACGCAGTACCTTGCACTTCTTGGACAAGACAAAACCGGGCTGGCCGTCGACCATGTTGTTTAGATAGAAAACTACTGCTTCCCGCCGAGATTTAAACTTGTTGGTGACATCATCACCCATAGGAAAACCAGCTGCGATAACCTCATCGAAACAGGTAATCTCGTTAGCCTGAGCCCTTTGACCACCGGCAGGGTCGGCGTATGAAATATGTTGGAGTCCGGGGTAGTTTTCCGCGAGGAAGGGAATCACCGCATTACGGGCAAACTGACGCGCCCCCATTGTTCCTTCACAAACAACCTCATCCAGAATACGAAGCTGTCCAGAAGCGGAAACCTGCCCGATAATGCAAGCAGGAGTTAACCCGAAGTCCCAGCCGAGAATAAGTGTTTTCTGGTAAGGTTCGACATGTTCCTGAAGATGAAGATCGTCGTTGTATTCAGGGTAAACAGGCTTTCCATCCATAACGGAGCCATACAGCCCCATAACGTAAACCCTGCACCATTCCATGGTTTTACCAGCCACCATTAGCAGCCAGTACTTGAATCCCATGGTATGATTCTCGACGTTCTCCGCTTCTGGATTAGGTTGCCATCCAAGATGCTCATCATAATTAAGCGCTGGTGGTTGCTGAAAAAAAGCCCAGTTTATCGGGGTATCTTCTTCCGCAAGCTTGTACCACCAGTGATCATCATCCGGTGGGTTGGTATCCATTATGACGCCAGACCAGTTGAATCCGCCGTCAGCCTTGGAAGGAAAGCGGTTCACACGTCCAGTCAAGCCGTCAAGAATAGCTTTAGGAACTTCACGGGCCTCGTTGATCCATGCTCCGGTAAGCTCAAGAGAAAGGAGCTTCTTAACGTGTTCAGGTCTATCAAGTGCAAGAAACCAGACCTCAAGCTCCATCACAGTGCCGTCTTCAAGAGGCTGGACAAGCTTGCCTTCAATCGGCGCACCGGACTTCAAATGACAGACAGAATCGGGAACCCAGTCTTGCCA